AATGATGGCATCCAGCTTGTCTGTATATTTCGTGCTGTTCCATTTGGCAGCGGCGAAAGAGGCGGTTTCTTCGGCGGGAGGGGCATCATACCGGCGGGCGGTTTTTCCCCCCTCGCGGCCGCGGGGCGCGACGTGGGGGCGCATCTTTGCGGCGTTTTTTCCCGCCGCCGTTGCCACACCCGCGATCGGTACGGTGATCGCTTTTGTTAGGGTTGATCCAACGCTTGTAATTGTCTTGCCCGCGCTCTGTATCTGTTTCCCGGCTTTTATTGCCTCGTTTCCCATGCTGCGCATACTGTTTATCACTTCTTTAGACGGCTTTGTAAAACCGTCTATAAACTGTATTGCTGTACTTATTACCCTGCCCACATCAACCACCTCCTCCGAAGGCTTTTTCTATTTCTTTGTTTCTTTCCTCTTTGTCGCGCAATTCCTGCCGCATATACGCCCGCGCTATGCGCTTTTGCCCTTCCGGCAGGCTCATGTATTCAAACGGTTTCCAATTTTTAAAACGATAGTGCAGGTAATCCATTTGCACCTCCCTATCGCTTTCAATTAGTTTTTTACTGTTTTATCCGTTGTTTCCTCATTCTCAAAACCGCTTAACTTTGCAATCTCTGTGGAAATCCTGTTAATTTCTCCCTTGAAAATTTTCTTTGCAGCGTCCGCAGGCGTTGCAACTCCTAAATGCTTTAAAAGCTGTTCGTTTTTTAAATCCGGTTCAATAATTCCGGCGGCGGCGATTTTGGCGTTTGTGCTAAATGCCCTGCCGTAATCAACCTCCCCTTCTTCATCTAATCCACTTGCGGATAAACCACCGAAAAGATCGCCGTCTACTGCCTGTATTGTTACCTCTGCATCTTCTCCGACGATTTTAGATAACTGTTTGCTCTTTAACTTCTTTGTTTCGATCTTGTCAAATTCGCCCTTGTCAACTGCTAATAATCTTTCTACTAAATTCATGATTGTTTTTCTCCTTTACATGAAAATAGGGCGCATCATGCGCCCTTTAATTGTTGTTTTAATTGATTGTCTGCATCGGCTCCCAATCTTGGAAAGTAAAGCCATAACTTTCCTCCCCGGTCTTTCCTGCCTCCCAATCGGATAAAATCATTTTGTCGATCACGCAACCGTAATATGCTACGCGCTCCGCGCCGATTGCGTCCGGATCATTTACATTTGAAATGATTGTGTGTGTCGGTGTCTTTCCTGCCTTGACAACCTTATTTACCTTATTCATTACAAAACTGTTGATTTTGTGTAACTTCAATTCGCCCTTTGGCTCTAACCCTGTTACTTTCTGACCGTCTACCAAATTTTGGCATTGTGAAATTGCTGTTTTCTTTAAAGTTACCTCTGCTTTGCAAGCTGTGACCTGCGCTAAATATTCGCCGTCAAACCACACTTCGCCCCATGTTCCATTTATAACCTGCTCCGGTCTAAAACCTTTCATGTTCTTTTACCCTTCCTTTCTGCCTTAGATATAAATAGGCATTTTAATATCTTCGATCGCATCTAAGATTTTTACATTTCCTGTTAAAAATACAAACGCGCCTGTGTCTGCTGTTATAATTTCCTCGTCGCTACATTCGTCAACGTCTTTTACGGTTCCGTCGTCGAGTGTTGCCTGCAGTCCTTTACCTTTTAAATACTCTCTGATCGCGTCCGCATCTAATCCAACCGAATAGCTACTTACAATACCGTCGCGCTGCAACTGTGCAAAATAGCTACTAATTGCCGATAACAGCAGGCATTTATTGGAATATGAATTTGCGTATTTTCCTAAATAACTATCCTGTGCCGTTTTGGTAATATCGTCGTTTATCATATCCATAGCCTCGACAATTTTAATTTTCTTGAAACTGTCGCCCTTGCCGTCTACTGTTGTTACGAAACTATTAACACCTCTTGCAACTTTTACCTTCTCACCGTCATAAAAAACAATAAATTCCCCTTTATCTACCGGCGTATCAATATCAGTAAGCCGCGTACAATCCGATAATTCAGAAAGTGGCGCGTATGTGCAAGCAATCGTCATAGGTGTACCGGCGATTAGTCCGGCAATTCTCGCGCAATACTGTTCTGCTGTGTATTTCGTATCAACTGTTGTTTTTGTTCCATTCTTCGCGGTTACGGTTTCCGTTTTTACTGCCGTTTCTGTTGTGTAGTTGATAATACCTTCGTTATCTGCCGCCGTATTTGGTAATACCGCTTTGATCTTCTTTTTCTTAACGTCGCGCATGGTTTTAACCCATGTTGCAACTTCCTGTGCCTTCTGATCGGTTTCAACTGTCGGAATAGCCAAATAATTAAATTTGATTGTTTCCGATGCTTCCATAGCCTTTTTATAGCCCGCGTCGATCGCCGCTTTTTCTGCGTCGTCTGCAATTCCCATGCAATACACAATTACCTTCTTCGGGGCATTTGTGTAGCCAATCATTGCAAGTTTGATCTGTTCTACCGTTGCATCTTTTAAGCTGTCCGGTATGTCTTTCTCTGTTACAACCGTAACCGGATTTACCGCCGGTGCTGCTAATGTGTCTTTTACCCATAACATCACGATCCCGCGCTCGCCTCTTGTTACTGCTGTCATTGCTTTTTCTATAAAGCTAATTGTTATACTTGGTGCGCCCATTTTAAACCTCCTTAACCTTGCGTTACTTTTACGCCTAATCCTTCCGCTATCGGCGCGGTTTCTTCTCTCTGCGTATTTTCCTTGTAATCAATTTGGATATTTATTTGTAAAATATCTTGATACTCGCCGATGTAATCATGCGTAAATTCTCCAACTGTCAATTTTCGATTTTCAACAAAAAAAATCAGCCCGAAAAGGTCTTTTATTTCGTCTACCTTTTCAAGCTGATCTAATTCGTTCTTTTCCTTTTGGAAATATGTTATTTTAACTGTAAAACCGCCTTTTGCAAAATTTTTTGTTTCTGCGCTGCTGCCTCGATCTAAAATTTCCGTAAAGAAACAAGGGGCGGCGTACCCCTCTTTTATTTCTTTTCCGTAAATTCTGTAATTGGGCGGCGCATATTTTTTGCTTAAAAGTTCGTTTATTGCTTTTTTTATATCTACGTTTTTAATTCAAATCGCCCTCCTTTAATATTTCGTCTATCATTTCTTCAAACCGTTGCGGTACTATGTTCTCGTACTCGTTTCTTGTTTTTTCCATGATATGTTTACCGGGAACAAAACCAACGATCCTACCGCCCCTTACAAGGTTATGACCGTTTTCTATTAAATGAAAATGCCTTGCGCTATTCCACACTAAAGCCGTTGCGCCTACATTTTCCTCTATAACTTTTGTTCCCCATTTTCTTTTAATCGCTTTGTTTTTTTCGCTGCCGGTTCTCTCATGCGGCTTTAATTCTGAATTGGCGCGCTTTTTTGCAGCGTTTTTAAAATCTTTTCCAATTCCTTTTAGTGTTTCTTTTGCTTTCTCCGGTGCCGTCTGAATTGCTTTCGTTAAATCTCTTTCCAATTCCTCTAAGCCCTCGATCTCAAAATCAAGCCCCGCCGCCATAGCATCGCCTCCAAAATAAAAAGCTACCGCATTGCTGCGATAGCCTTCTTGTTATTGTATTTCCTCGATGCTGCCATTATCCATATTAACAGAATACTCTTTTAGTAATGTTCCGCTAAATAACAGTTTTGCATCGTGTTCCTCTCCGTCCACATAATCGTATATGCTTACGTCTAGCGTGTTGCCTATGACAGATATTTTTGTTGTTGTTTTGTAGTTAAAGTTTACGATTGCATGAATTTCTTTATCGTCTTTGAAATATTCCTTGTAATAGCTTAACGCATATGTTCGTTTTTTTGTTTTCTGCCATAGACTGCGCCTCCTCTATTGTTTTTCTGTATTATACCTCCTTCTTTGTCATTTGTCATTCGCATTTAATGTTATTTTTTCTATCGCCGGATTTTCTGTTAATTTTTCGGTGCATACAATTTCTAACATTTCGTTGCGTTCTCTGACGTTGATTATAGAAACAATCTGAAAATATCGGTCTTTGAATTTAATAAACATATCCGGCGTTACCTCTTTATGGTAACGCGTTGTTATTTTATATGTTAATTCCGGTCGTATTCTCTGTGCCTCTTGGTACTCTCTGCCTCTTGTTGGTTCAACACTCGCCCAAACTGTTTTTATTTCTTCTAAAACTTTTTCTGTTTGCAATAACTCGTTCTGTTTCTCGGTGTATCTGCAAAACGTAACTCTTTTATTTGTTCGTCCTATATCCATAATGCCACCTACTTATTTTGTAATTGCAGCATTAACGATTTTGTCATTTGGCTAAATTCTTCGCCAACTTTCCCGGCGGGTGTTCTATTTTCATACCAATAGGCAATTAGTAATTTTAAATACACCTTTTCAAGTTCATAAGTTATTGTGTTTCCTTTTTCGTCTTTTTCCGGGTATTCTTTGCCGGTTGCATTTTTCAAATACTCTACTGCTGCCGTAATAAGCATTTGCAATAACTGATCGTCCTCCTCAATGTCAACGCGCAAATACTCTTTTACCTCTTGTAAATCAATCATAGTTACACCTGCCTTTAAAGCGGCGGTTTCCCGCCGCCCTTATTGCTGTTATTTATTCTGTGCCGCTGTCTGCTGCGCCATAAAATCAGCTACTACCGCGCTTTTTTCATCGCTTGCGGTTGTTGTCATTGTGTACCCTAATTTGGTACCTAATGCAATGATATTTTCGCGTGACATTTTTTCAATTTCTGCCTGCGTGTAAGTTTTTGTTTCTTCGGCTGCTGACTGTGCGGCGGTCTGCTGTACGTCTGTTGTTGTCTTAATTGTATGCTCTGCCATGACGATCGCCTCCTCGTCGATTGCTTTAGTATCCAAACGCTCGCGTACCTTGATGCCGGTCTGATCTGTTTCCCACAATTTGCCCGCGCTACTTGAAATGTCGATTGTCAATGTTTCGCGATCGAAAATTGTAATCGCCTCTTTTAAGTCGCCGCATACAATCGGCACTTTGTAACCTCCGTCGGTTGTTTTGCTTGGCATTGTTCTATTGCTTACCTTTTTAATTGGATATTTGCCAAATAACAGCGTGCTTGTTGGCTTTGTTGGATCCGGCTGTAAAATATATTTGCCGTCCTTATCCTTTAAGCTGTCAAGCCAATTATAACCGTCCTGATTTGTCACAACTCCCGCGGTTAATGCGATTGCCGGATCAAGTAAAATATTGAAAATCTTTTTAAGATCGTCTAAGCTGTCTACCGCTACCTCCGCATCTGCTGTAATTTCTCTTATTTTGGCAACAATCAAGAAATTTCGTGTTGCCTTCGCCTTCTTTGCGATCCACTTTTTCAGATACGAAATAATATTTTCGGCTGTGTCGTCTAAAAGTTCCTGCGTGATCTTTAAGATGCCGCCCTTCTTTTTTACCTTGTAATCTACTTTTTTAAACTGTGGTGTTGAAACGTCCGGAAACTCTGCCGCCTCGTCGATGTTATCAAACGGTGTCTGATCTGCGTAACGTTCAATTACCCTGCTGCCGCTTAATGTCTTTACCGGTTCCACATTTACAAGCGTTTCTAATGCGTCCCCTGATCTTCTCAATTCCTTAATAGCGGTTTTAATATCCTTTGGTACTGTTAAACCGCCGTCCTCGTCCTTTCCTTCGTTCATGGAATTAAGGATCTCTTTATCTTCTGTTGATAATTCGCCCTTTCCTACGGCTGCCTTAATTGCGTTTACAAATGCGCCTGCGATATTCTTCGCCTTGTCCGCGATTGTCTTAGCTGCGCCTGCTGCCGCCTTTTCTCCCATTCCTTCTGTTTTTGTCACGTCAAGATCATAGACAAGATCGAACTGCGCCTGCAGTTTCTTTAATTCTTCCTTTGCGGTTGCCGCATCTTCAATTTTTCCCGCCTTGCAAAGATCCTTTACTTCCTGCTTTTTTGCGTTGATGCTATCAAGCATTTTCTTTAATTCTTCGTTCATGTGTGAGTATCCTCCTTGTTTTTTTGTAAAAAATAGAACTTAGATTAACTCTAAGTCCTCTAAAATCTCGGCTGTTTTTTGTTTTACGTCGTTTTCCGGTACCTTTGGTGTTTCCGGTTGTGTTGCATCTTTTAATTTTTCTGCTACCCTCTCCGCTAAATCATCAATATTGATCTGCTGTTGTGGCTGTTCCTTTAGCTTGTCCGGCAAATGGTTATATTTATCAAAATATTCACTTTTGCAGGCTGTTGCTTGGCTTTTTTCTGATACTTCTATATCGAAAAATTCCTGCCATTCTTTGCCGTTTTTCCATGTTTCGGCATTTATTAAACTGTCTATTTCTTCCGCTGTTACGCCCTCTTTGGTGTGTTGCATATAGGTATTTAATATAACCTTTTGGCAACCGTCCAAAATATCAGCCTCTTTTCTCATATCGTCTGCATTTCCCCATGTAACGCTACTTGGTTTATGGATCATCATTTGCGCATTTTCCGGTATGATAATTTTATCGCCTGCCATTGCTATAACGCTTGCTATGCTCGCCGCCAAACCCTCGACATATACGGTTATTTCTGCATCGTACCGCTTTAGAATATTATAAATAGCAATACCACCAAATACCGAACCGCCCCCGCTGTTAATATGCACATTTATTTTAGATACACCTTCAAGCTGATCTAAAAAGTCCTGTACGTCTTTTGGTGCTTTATCTTCCGGGTAATACTTTTGCCATTCCCCTAAACTCTCGCTGTTAATATCTCCAAAAAAGCAAAGATCCGCGGTTGTTTCTGTTTGGTTTTTAATCTCAATGCTGCCTACTGTTCTTTCCTTGTTGTACTTATCCTTTTTTTGTAACTCTAAGATTTTAGCCATTGTCGCCTCCTCCTTCCTTTTTTTCTTCTATGCCAATTTGCGCAACCTTTATATAATTACCGTTACAAATCAATTCATCGCCGCCTTCTTTTCGTGGCTTATTCATATATGATCTTGCCTCGTTTGGTGTATATATGCCGTTCTGCACATATCCGGTTAAAATTGTTGCTTGGCTCTTTGCGTCGGTACGCAAAATAACATTCTCGTTAAACTTGTAATACTTTCCTTGCCGTCTATCGCTCGGCTCTAATAGTTTGTAATCTAATTCCTCCTCATACTGCTTTAAAATAAATAATTCTGTATCAATATAAAAAGAAATGTTTTGCATTTCACTATTAGCGTAACTGCTTTTTTCATAGTCATTTATTTGATTTGGTTTTATGCCAAATGCGCCCGCAATTTGTAGCGCGCTATACTTCTTTAACTCAAAAAATTGACTATCCGTTAATTTGATGTTTAGCGGCTCTATTTTCATTCCGATCGGTATCGGGATAAATTTACCCGCGTTATTTGCGCCGTTTGCGTATTCTTCCAATCTTGCGATTAACGCTTTTTCCAACTTTGGCGACATATCGCCGGTGTACTGTAATACTGCGCGCGCTGTTAAACCGCCTTTATAAAGGTTGTTCAAAAAGTTTTGACTTTCAAGCCCGCCTTCTATGGTCGCTTTTAATATTTCTCTTACCGGTGCGCCACTATATCCGTCAAATGTCATTGATGTTTTAAAATGCAGTACATCGCCCGAAGGGAAAATATAACTTTCGCCGCTGTATTTATCTGTGTACCAATAGTAAATATCGCCGCTATCGCCAAATATGCCCTTGTCGTCAATCACTATTGTTGTATCTGCCGAAGGCATGATCCACAAATCCTTTATTTCTATTTCGCCGCCGTACATCATGCGGTTAAATTCGCGCCGGATCCACACATAGGCATTACCGTAATGATTTCTATTATTTTCAACCGTCGCCCAAAACGTCGAAGGTGTCATTTGCGGGTTTGGTCTTGTTTTTAATAACTCATACGCTTTGTTTGTTTCTGCCTCCTCTACGCCTCTATCTGTTTGCTGATAGAATTTTATAGGCATTTTCGCCAACGTTTCGGATAACATTTTAAGGCAGGTAAAATAAGTTACTTCGCTTAAAACCTTTTTAGGCGTTCTCGAAATTCCTAACCATTCTAATAGCTTTTCATCGTCTGCGCCTGCTGCCGGTCTTGCTGCTCTGTAAATCATATTTTTTATTTTTTCAAATAGTTTCAATCTTCTTTCACACCTGCCTTTTCAAACATTTTTAAATACGCCTCTATGCTCTGATCTGTCGTGATTTCCTCAACCTCTACGCCCATAGCCAATTTATGCGCGTCTATAATTGCATCGCATGGATCAATTCGTACTTTTTGCAGCATTTTATCTATTTTAATTTCGCCAAAACTGTTTGGCTCTGACAAAATAGCATCATTCATAGATCTTGTTAATAGCTTGTTTTTCTTGTCGTATTCCACATTATGCGCCTTTACTTCTAGTTGAAAATCTATTGTTGCATCGTTTAAGCTGCGTGCGCTCTGTTTGATTTCCACCAAATCGCACCCGAAATCTTCAAGATCTAACAAAAATGCGCTTGCATTATGCGGATCGTAACCGATTGCCGTTAAATCTATATCGTATTTATCAATAATATTGTGTAAATGCGCTAATATAGTTTTGTAATCGGTTTTTATGCCGCCTGCTGCCGTTGTTACCGTTAAAAGCCCCTCTTTTTGCCAAATGATGTACGGCGCGTTGTCCTCTTTGTCCATGTGTTCTTGCATACGCCTTTGAGGTATAAACGAATGGGAATAAATATAATATTTTTTATCCCCGGTATTTGGATCCTCGTATGGGAATATTAACGCAAGTGACGTTAAATCGCCGCCGCTTGATAAATCTAAGCCGCATATTGCTTTTTTTCCTCTGAAATCCTCTAACGTCCTATTGCTGCCGCATTTTTCCCATTCCGCAAGGTCTATAAAAGCGGTTTCTGCATTTGTAACCCATATATTTAGGGATTTTGTCAAAAAATCCCTCATTTCCTCGCCGCCCATTGATTTAGCTTTCTTTGCATCTTCCTGCATCTGTGAAAGCAATTCGGGATCATTTCCTGTCAATGGGCAACATTTGATCCAATTTTTCGGGTTCCAAATGTCGTCGTTTACGTCCATTTGGGCGATATAAATAAATTGCCGGTCGTTTACGTCAATTCCTCGTAAAACCCTCCGGCAATATTTGTATAATTCATAACATGGGGCGTTTAAATTAAAACCTGCCGTTGTTATGACTGATATTAACGATTGTTTTAGCTTTCGTGTACCGCCTTTTAACAGCTTGTACATTTGGTTATCTTTGTGCGCGTGGTACTCGTCTACAATGCCTAAATACGGTCGGAAACCGTCTATTGATTTTGTATCACGCCCCAATGCGCGTATAGTAGCATTGGTTATTTTCGCGGTAATCTCGCTTTTATAATCCTTTATTTCAAACAATTCTAGCAGGTCTGCATCTGCATTTATGAATTTTGATATTTCATTTAATACAATCCTTGCTTGATCTTGCTTTGTCGCTGTGCAATAGATTTGTGCGTAATTGTAGTTATCAAAATTACTACACTTAATACCCAATATTGCATTTAAAACACTTTTACCCTGCTGCCTCGCCACTTGCACATAACTATCAGTAAAACGACGTTTCCCGGTTTCTTTATGAACCCAACCGAAAAGGGAACCTAAAATAAACTCTTGGAACCCGGCGCAGGTAAACGTCTGATCGCCCTCGCCCTCTGCTATGGTTAGCTTGTTTGCAAGTTCTATTATGTCCTCTGCTTTTTCCGGATCAAAAATATATGGAAAATCCGAATCGTTCTTTTCTGATCTTTTCAGATCGTTTAAATGACGTTTGAACGCAAGCCGCGCATCTTCTCCAAACTCTTTCTTGTTTTTTAGGTTTTTTTCTGCAAATCGTGATATTCGATCGTTTGTTTTTAAAATCCTACTCATATTACTGTGCGTGTTTCATAAACTTATTTGCAGGTTTTTCTTCTTTTTCTTTCGGTATCACTAATTTGCACCTGCTCGAAATCGTTAATCCTAATTCTTTCGCGTTTTCGTTGCAGGCTTTCATAAGCCTATTTTGTATTTTAGAAAGATAGTTATATTGTGCGTATTGTTCCGAAATCTGTACATCTGCCGGTACCATGCTTTTTTTATCCGGCGTAAATTTGATTTTCTGCAACTGCTTTGTAACTTTGATATACTCGCTTTCGGCTTTAATATATCGTGCCAATACGTCACAATCTAAGTTAGTCATAATTTTTAAATCAACTAACTGTTTTGCTAATTCGTCGAACTTTTCCTTCTCTTTTTTTAATAAAAAATCGGGTGGTTTTACCTTATCTGCGGGGGCTGTGATCTCTGCGTTTTTTCTCTCTACATATTCCGCAATAGTCAAGTGTTTTCGCCCTTTTGCCGCTATTAGGTCAACCGGTTCTCTTGGTCTTGCCATTATCCTGCAACCCCCTTTTCAAAAAATCTCATTTAGGGAGTTTTTGCGCGAATTTAGGGGGGCTGCGGTCTTGGCAGGAACGGTTCAAAACTTTTTTGCACCCCCTACCCCGCAAGCCTCTTTTTATACTCGCTTATGCACTCCCTTAACGTTTGTTGCATCTGTGCCTTCTTTATCTCGTCTTTGTATGCCTTGCTTATCATGCTGTGTGTTGCCTCTGATATACTTATAAGGTTATCTAAGTCACAACGCCTCGAATAATCCTCCATTAACTCAACAATATGATGTACTGTATCAGCCGGTACAACCCTGCCTTCCGTGATGTATAAATATATATCTATGCCGGTATCTCTTGCCAATACTCTAGCGCGCGTTGCCTTCCATTCGCTGCTATTATAAAAAGCCTTTGCCGTTTGGTTTCTGCAATGTGCATCATATTCCTTGTGCCGTTCCCGGTTCTCCGCTGTCTTGTTTACGGTGTGTTCTTTACAATACCGCACACCCTGCGGCACCAACTTATTACAGCCGTTTCTATTGCAATACTTTAATAACGCCATTCTTTCGCACCTCCGGGCATAAAAATAAAGCGGCTATTTCTGTTTGGAAAATGCCGCTTTTAAATCGTTGGTTTTTGAATTGTAAATATCTTAACATAGTTAAACGGACTTGTGAAGGGTGTTAAATCGGGCGTGTTGTCAAGTGCCTCATTTACCTGCTGCCGCCCGCCGCCTATACTGCATCGGATCCGAAAAGAAATATAGCCATATCGCGCACAAGTGCGTTTTTATAATTCCTTACGGTCTTTTCGTTTAGGTTCTCATTATATCCCTGCTGCCCGCCTAAAATATCCGCTATTTCCTCGAATGTATAAACCTCCTCTACCTGTTTGCCATTCTCTACCGTTTTCTTTCGCTGTAAATAGCGCATTTCAATTACTTCATAACCCTTTTTGCCTTCAATCTTTTTTAAAGCCTTTTCTATGCGCTCTACATCGTTTTTACTGCGGTTATATGACGCTATTCTGTCCTCTAATAGCTGATCTTCGTCCGGCTTGTCAACCTTGTTTTTCTGATACCTTACAATGCTACCCGATGTTGATTTTTGGATCATTGCTAAATATCCTTCTTCGTCCGCAACGTGTTCCTTTAAAATGTTGAAACAATAAAGAATTTTCTCGGTATTCTTAAACGCCTCGTCTTTCATAGCTTTTTGACGCTCCAACCATGAAATACTATTCATTTTTTTAAATACCTCGTCGATTGTTACCGCTATTGTTTCTTTAATTTCTTTTGCTACCGCCATTTTTAACCTTCCTCCACTTCTCCGAAATATTTTATATACTTGTCCGGCTCGTTTTCGCCGATCCACTTTTTAACCTCTTTTTGGCTTGGCACCTCTAACGTGTTCTCATTTATATTGCGAAAAAATACAACTCCTTTTTTCGTTATGTAAATTTCCTGTACCTTGTATTTGAACGCGTTTACCACGTCGCATATCTTTGTTGCTGTATTAGTATCAAAAAGCCTTGTTACCTCTTTTGCTTTACCGTCTATCATGGTTTGATATGTTAATATCGCTTTCAATCTGCATTACCTCGCTTTCCTGCTGCCTCTGCTGCGCTATTACCTTTGTTTGAAATACCTGCAATGCTTCGTATTGTCGGCGGTGTTTTTCTTTATTACTTATAAACGCCGTCGCCGCCTCTTTTAATGCTGTCGCCAACTCTAACGCCGGTTTCTTTACCGCCTCCCATAGATTTAAAATTGCTTTCTTGATCTTCTCAAAAGCTGTAATAATGTTTTTTCGGCGTTCCATTATGTAGGTTGCTGCTTTTATTGATATGCTACGCGGTGGGTTAAAACCAAAACGCCTTTTAAACTGTTTCTTTTTCTGCCGTCTGTTCATTTCGTCCTCCTTACAAATAATCTTTTTACGCTTTCTTTGCGCTCATGCAGCCAATATTTAAAAACCGCTTTGTAAAAAGCCTTCGTTTTCTCTTTCATGTTCCCTCCTATGCCTCGTATGTGCTTGTATTGGTCTTTGTTCGCGTTACTTTAACAATTCCTTTTGTTGTAATATTGATTTTCCCTTTTATACCGTTTCCCATATCTACGGTTGCTGATTGAATAAAGCCTTCACATATCGGATAAACAGTTTTATGCAGCAGGTCAACTGCTGCATCGGGAACTATAACCGTTGTGTTATTTTCTCCAAAAAGAAGATCTATTTTGTTATGCGCTCTTTCTTTTTGGCTTTTCTTGCGTGTATATATGCGTGCGTTCACACATTCGCAAGTTTCCGTTGCCAATTCGTCTATTTCCTCTTGGTTCCACTCGCATAATACTTTTCGCATCGCTGCCTGCTTGCAAAATTTACACGATCCTGTTTTTGTTGTTACCCCCCCGCTGTTCGTTCCGCCTTTTCCACAATATCAGCTAACATTGTTTTGTACCTCCTTCGTATAATTTGTTTACTGCCGCCATGATCTCGGCGGCTTTCTTGGTTCCGATGCCCTTTATCTCTGAAATTGCTACCGCAATATCTGAAGGTTTTACCCTGCTGCCCGCTGTCTTTTTGCCGTCCTCGTACCCTGCGTTATACATATTTACTACGAAAGTTTCCATTTGCTTGTGATCCATGCGTTTAACGTTTTTATATTGTTCTCTGTTTAATTTAATACCTTTTGCCATGTGTGCCTCCTATATTTCCTCAATTCCGATTATGTTAATATATTTGCCGATGTATTCCCGCGCCTCTTTGGTTTTTATACATTCGTCCTTTAAAATGGTTCTTAATCTCATGCCCTCGATTTGTGGGCGGCTCAAAGGAACGAATTTTATATTATATCCCGCCTCTTTTGCCTGCCGCTTAACAAAATCTAACTGCGCCAACTTAACCAAATAAGGCATATTGTATTCGTGGGCTAAATATAATGCCGCCTCTGTTTTGCCTATTCTTCTTTCGGGCGTGTATATAATAAAATCTTGTCCGGTTATTTCCTCTACCGCAATTTGTTTACCGAACCGATCCATGCTGTCATGTAGCATCGTAAAACATTCTTTTAATTCCGGTTCGGTGCGTTGCGCCGCTGTCGCGTATATCGCCTCGCGTGTCCGATGTGTGATAAATACGCCGCCCGCTTTTATAATTTCTTTATTTTCTGTCATATACCGGAACCTCCTCCGATCTGCCTTGCAGCATACGGCGGCTTTCTCTTATTTCTCCGATTGCGCAAGGCTCTAAACCCAAAATCACATAACCTTCCTTGCAATATTCCGGATCGTTTAATATATAAGCAATCTTTTGCAATGTGCATTTTCCGGTGTATTGTTCGCTGTTCCATTCGTTTAATGCTACATAATCGCCGGTATGATATGGGCGATCATTCTTTCTGACCTCAAAACTTTTTGTACCTGCTGCCATTGCCTTGAAAAACTCCGGCAATATTTTTAGCGCATGGATCATAACTCGCCCTCCTCTTTAAAATACTGTGTTATCCCCTCTTTGCAATCTGCGCCGGTATATGGGTTGCATCTTGTGTCTTTCTTTGTGCATCGGTTACATGATGATTTTTCACTTTTATATCTTCTAAGGAATAGTATTAAATCATCGTCACTCATGCGGCGTATTTGGTCTAATCTGCTCATGTGTACCTCCTAAATAACTATAATTTGATGTTTTCCTGCTGCTGCGTTTATCTCTGCTGCCATTCCCTCGCTTATCCCATGCCTTGCGCCTATTATGATTGTGTCGCAGGCGTTTAGAATATCTCGCCCGGCTTTTAATCCTTGTCGCCGCTGCATCGGTATATTGTCATTTAATACCTGTGTTAAATATAAATGAGTTGTGATTGGTGTATATCCTAATTGCAAGGCAAGTTTTGTTAAATGCCTTGCGTATAAGATATTTCGCGCTTTTTCTAAGATATTGCCGCGGTATGGACTGCATATATAGGCTAAATTATTTTTCATATTTTGCACCTATGCAGCAGGTTTTTACATCTGCCGCCCTTTGTATTTTGCTATGTTTTCTATTGCCTCTTTTGCCTTATCTGTAATAAATCGTGCGTATTTCGGGTTTTTACCCGCCATTCCCGCCGCCGTTCTTGATATGCCGCACATAAACGCGATTTTGTCTGCGCCGGTGTCAATTTCCTTTTTAGCCTCTCTTTCCATAGCCTCAAACCACTTTGTTATTTCTTCCTCTGTCATTTCGCTTGCCTCAAAAGCGGAATATAAAATTAACATCGCGTTTATAGCTGTATCAAAATGTTTTCCGATCTCTGCTCTGTCGATAGCTGCCTGCCGCGTATTGTTTCCGTTTCCGCGTGTGACTTGCGCCTGCAAAATCGGTTTTAACTGCCTTAATCCCGCTATACTTGCCTCTAAATCTTCCTGCTTTACGCCTACTTTTACATATCCGTTACCCATGTTCTCAACGCTCATATTATTTACCTGCTCTTTCCTTGCATTTCATCATAAGATCCTGCAATATATAAATTTCGCTTTCCGTCAAGTAATTACTAACTGAAACTAATTCTTTCGCTGTGCGGTTCGCCCAATATTTCAAGTCGCTTTCAATTTCTGTTATCTCAATTACTTTCGTGTAGATCATAAGATCTATAAGTTCCGCTAAATCGTCGTAAATCAATAACGCCTGCTGCCCGGCTTTTAGTCTTGCAACCTCTAACCCTTCGTTTGTTAAAACCGCTGTGCATTGTTCCGGCTCCGATCCTTTGAATACAAACGGTGTATTTAACCCTGCGTAATCTGCGATATACTCCCATTTTGCGCCGGTGTTCTCTTTCCAACCTTTCCAAAAATTGCTATCGAATAGATCGGGGCTTAAAATCGCCTCCATGAAATACATAATCCGCATACCGTTATATTCTTTGTTCATATTGATTTTGCCGTTAATAATAAGGCTTGCGCGATCTGTATTATCCGGTGCAGGTGCATTGTATGTTATTTTTGTTTCCGGTTCGGTTGTAATATGCTGCTGTGGCTCGTCCTGCGCCTCATTTCCGGCTTTTTCCGGTTCCTTCGGTGTTTCTTTCGTTTCTGCCTCTTTTGGCTGTTCTGTGGTCTGTTCCTGTGGCTTTTCCGGTTCTTTTACCGTCTTAACTTCTTTTGCGGTTAATGATCCGGTTTCTTTGTATGTGTCGTATAACACCTGCTGCGCTGCCTCGTCTAATCCTGCTATTTCGTTTGCGGCGTTTGTACTTATCTTTCCCGCTGCAAATTCAGCCTTAAACGGTTCTATTAACTTGCTGTCTATGTGTTCCAATGTTCCTATTTTTGTTTTGTTTGTTCCCAAAAAATCAGCAATTACATTTTGCATCTTTCCCGGTATTTTATTATCTTTCTGCCATTCTTCCAAAAGCTGCCGAACCTCTTTTATTTCCTGCATCTTTTCGTAATCGGTTCTTTCACGCTGCGTTGAATTGGTAAAAATCAAAATCAACCGGTTTTTTATGCTATCCTCTGCCGTTTCGATTTTGCAAGGGATCATTTCATACTCTGTTTTACCCTCTGCAATTAGTTTTAATATTGCAAGCCTTCTTTTATGCCCGGCTATAATCTCGTATTCATCGGTACCCGGTATCGGTTTTACAACCGGGTATTGCTGTATGCCTACTAACTCAATCGTGCGGGCAGTTTCCTCGATCTCTTTATCGTCCATGTGGTAGAAATTTTCTTTACCTGCTGCCGGTCTTAATTTATGTACGCTCAATTTAACCGGTTTCCAATCGCTCTTTACCTCTTTTTTGCTTTCGGCATTTAAAAAATTGTTAATGTCAAATCCCATTGCGTGCCTCCTTGTACCTAAATTGGGTATCGTCTAGTAAATACTAGGCGTTACGGTATTTTTACATCGTGTAATTTGGTGTTCAGCTTATACCAACCGTCCAACTCTAAAATAAATGTTATGTCGCCGGTTTTGGCACTTACCTGCGTTATAATGTCCGTTACGTCCATTGTCTGCGTTTTGCCGCCCTTCTCAAATTGGATCTTGTCGCCTATCTCATAAGGGCATTTCGCTTTAAACTTAATTTTCTGCATCTTCGCCCTCCAAATATTCCAATACGAATTTTTTATAATCCTGTGCGGCTCCGCATCTTACGGAATATTCCACAAGCGGCATTTTTGCAAATGTGCTTTCGTTTACTTTCTTTTCCGTCCTGCGGATCCATTGGTTAAATACCGGTACATTATGCGCCTTTAACCATTCTATTCCTTGATTGTTTACATCGTTGTTTTGATACTGTGTAATGACGCACCCTGCAAAATGTAAGTTCTCGTTAAAATCTTCCTGCACCTGTGCGATTTGCTCCATAAGAATGTCTAAGCCGTCAAAAGAGTATTGATCCATAAATACCGGTACTATTACATCGTTTGACGTTACAAGGGCGTTAATGATACTCATGTTAATATCGGGCGCGTTATCTATGATGCAATAATCGTATGCCTCTGTAAGTGGTAAATAGTCGAATTTCGCCCAACCATGATCTAAAACCTTGCTGTTACTCAATGCCTTTTTAAATCTCGTCTGCTGCTGCCTGCCGGTATCTACAATAGTTCGCAAGTTTGCCTCTAATAAATCCATATTCGCGGTTATAATGTCGATGTTTTCGTAATCTGTTTTTTTGATTATTTCCGATACATCAATATTTCTTTCTAACATCATGCGCGCAACGGTGTTTTTGTCCTCTGTGTCGTACTTCTTAAACGCCTTTGATGTGTTCCCCTGCTTGTCATTGTCGATAATTAAAACTTTCTTGTTATGTACTGCTGCCAACGTGTACGCCATGTTTACGGCTGTCGTGGTCTTTGCTACGCCACCTTTTAAGCTGATGATTGAAATTGTTTGCATTTGCTTATCCTCCTTATTCGTGCATTTTTAGCATTTCTGCAATCTGTTTTTTCTGTCCTTCCATTGCAATATTAAAAGTATCTTCTGTTGCTTTAACAAAACCTTCTATAAATTGCATATCTTCTTTTTCTATAACCGGCGTTCCGCACTCGCAATTTGCAAATGCGGCGTGAAAAATCTTACTTATCAATACCGGCAATTCATAGTAGATCATGTATTGCGCATCGTAAAAATTGCGTTCTCGCCTCTCTTTTGCGGTTAGTTTCTTTTCTTCCATGTCTGCCCCCTAGTTAAACGGTAATTCTTCGCCTTCCGGCATCTGCATAAAACCGTCTTTTTCCGTTTCCGGTTCGCCGCCTGCTGCCCTCTTGCTTTCCGTGAACTCTTGATCCTCTACGATAAATTCCGTAACATAAACTTTCTTGCCCTCGTTGTTTGTGTATGTTCTCGTTTGGCAGCGTGCGACTACTACTAACTTTGTGCCTTTCTTAAAATATTTCTCTGCAAACTCGGCGGCTGCGCCGTATGCTACAAAATTTATAAAATCCGCCGAAGGCTCGCCCTCTCTTTTATATCTTCTGTCAACCGCCAATGTGTAATTTATAACCGCAACCGGCTTTTCGCTCTGCGTATAACGTATTTCGGGATCTCTCGTTAAACGCCCCATGAAAATACATTTATTCATGCTGTGCCTCCTCTGTAATATTTAATTATCGCGTCTGCATCGGCGCAACTATCTACCGCCTCTAATGCTATTTCAGACGGTACGCCTGCAGCTAATACCGTTTTTAACTTTTCAAGCTGATATAAATAGCCGTCAAATGAATATGCGTGTTTCTCGGCTGCGTATATGTCGGCTGCTGCCTCTGCTGTTTCTAAACCTGCTAAATATGCAATGTTGTTTAATAGCTCGCCCTCTCTTTCCCGCTGCTTTATTGCCTGCTGCCGGAGGGCGTTTACTAATTCAGTTAATGCCATGTGCGCCTCCTATAAATACGATTTACCGTAACGCTTTCTAAATTCTTCCCGCGTTCCGATCTTACTTTCATATATTGCCTGCCCTAACATCTTAGATAACTTTTCAGCCATGATATTTTCATGTATGCGCTCAATCTGTTTACCCATGTTATGACATTTATTGCAAGCCGGAACTTTTAAACCGTCCTGCTCTGCCAACTCTCTAATGCCGTTACCAAATAATAAATGATGCTCACATTCTGCCGGTTTTCCACAAAAGAAACATATACCGGCATAATCTGTTACAATGCTTTTTGTTTTACTCATTTTCTGCCTTTCTGTATATCCTCGGAAACGCAATATAGTAAACCTTGTATGTGAATATCCAATAGTACCCGGCTTTTATGAACCGCCAATAATTAAGCATGATATAAAGCCGCCCTAATATTGGATTTTTCATATACTCTATTTCTATTTCCGGTCTGATAATGTAAAATTTCTTTGGTTTCATTTTCCTCCTATCGTCTGCGCTTTTTCTTTGTCGGTTCCGGCGTTCCCTCTGCTGCCTCGCGTGCTTTTCGTAAATACTTAATGCAATATGTATCTATGTGGAAACCGTTTATTATGTTGATTGCCTCTAATTCCGTTATGCCGCATCGCTCCTGCAGGTCTTGCCGCAACCTCCTGCGCTCTCCTATATCTTGCATACCGTTATACGGCAGGGCTTTTGCCTTTTCGTTATATGCGTATGCAATACTTGGCGTTAAAAGTTCTGCCATATAACCCCCTTGCTATGCTGTAATGCTTTTTACTGCACTTGTTGGCTGCTTTCCGTTAAATACTACGATCATGCTTGGGAATGGTGCCGGATCCTTGCTTTTCTGTCCGTCTATTTCAAAATTAACACGCCCTTTGATAAATCGTATTTCTGCTTTTCCTAAAATGTAATCGTGAAACATGATCGTATCTGTTCGGGCGGGTATAAGCATAACCACGACGATCCCCCCCTCGGTTGCCTCTTTGTAACATTTTTGCACCCATGCAATTTGACCGGCGTTTGTTTTTGTTTTTCTGCTGTACGGCGGGTTGCAAAATACCGTTTCGCCCGCCCATGACTGCGCCAAACCGTCCTGCTCTATGGTGTAATACTTTGCGCATTTATGGTTGTTATTGTCTGCGCATGGATCCAATGTAAAGTTAAATTCTTCATTGAGTGCATCGAAAAGATCCTGCGGTGTTCCCCAATCGTCCTTCCCGGTGCTAAAGTGTACGCTATTCATTGCTTGCCTCCTTTTCTGCTGTTTCTCCTAAAATTATTTTTCTGAAAATACTTTCAAAAATTGTTACCGGTATGCTGTTACCCGCTTGCTTGTATAATGCCATTGTGTAACGTCCGTTTTTCTTCTGTACTGCTGCCGCCGCCTCAAAATCTGCGTCGCTATACCCTTGCAATCTCCAACATTCACGTTCTGTTAAATACCTGTATTTGCCACCGCCTAAGTCAATAACCTGTGCCGGTGTTCTATCCTGCCTTGCCGTAATTGTATAGGCATAATCTTTAATAACCGTCGCCCTGCGTATTCCTTTTTTGCCTATTGCGTTGTAAACGCTTGGTTGTGTCACTGCGTAAACTTCTGATACGTCCTTTTCTAAATATTCCGATATGTCGCGCATTTCTGTTTTTATTAAATCGTCAAAATTGAACGGTTCGCCGTTTAATACAGATATTGTAAAAACTCGTTCTCTTGCTTGCGGTAATCCGAAATCGCGCGCATCTAATGTTTGAAAACTATTTGTATATCCTAATTTCTGCATTTCTGATAAATAACGGTTAAAGTTATGTATCATGTGTTTTGATGTGACATTTTTTACATTCTCCCAAATAACAAAACGCGGTTTCCAATCTCCCATTTGCTGTATAATGTGTATTGTTTCCCACATAAGGCTCGATCGTGTTCCCGATCCCTCGTCTGCGCCTTTTCCTTTGTTGATCCTTCCTGCTGCCGCTGTTGCCTTTCCTTGATGCCCGGCGATGCTAAAATCTTGGCAGGGCGAACCATGTATTAAAATATCCGGTTTAAGATCCCAACCTATGACCGATTGCGTTTTATATGCTAATTCGTTTTTAAACATTGCGTTGTACGATCTTACCGCTTTTTCGTCTATCTCCACATAATCAATAGCCTTTACCGGTATTCCAATATTACGAAGGGCGCATCGTGGCGAACCAATGCCTCCGAATAATTCAAGTATTTTTATCATTTTCCTTTCGTTCCTAACTGTTTACTTAAAAGAAACTCATACATTTCTTTATATGTTTTCGCCTGCTTTTCTGCTACCTGCTGCCGGTCTGCCATTTCTGCCAACTGCTGCCGCAGGCTTTCCATTTCCGCAGGCTCTTTTTCTGCCTTTGTATTTATGCCAACCGATACCGTTAAACACTCGTCAAGCTGTTTCATTTCTTCCGGTGTGAGTGTTCCGATCCATTCGCCGATCCGTTCCTCGTAAACGCTGCTTATCTGCTCGCACAAGACGGTTGATGTTCTCAACGCGGAACTTGTTATAAAATGTGTTGGCAGGTCTGTTTTCGGCTGTGTCGTCATATAGACAACTTCATAAACGCCGCTATGCTTGTTATTTGCATCGTTTGAAACAATAACCGCAGGTCTGTCTGCTTTCTGCTCGCTGCCGATGCTTTGGCGGGTATCACGAATAAAATAAATGTCGCCTCGCTTAATCATTTACCGTTACCCCCCCCCCACATAAATAATTTTTCTGTCGCTCTGAAATGCTCTTTTGCTTTCATACTGCGATCTACCTCCTTTTCCCAAATTGTTATAAAATCGTCCGGTGCTTGTAACTCCGAAATTAAAACTATGTTGTTGTGGCGGCTCCATTTCCGCATCGTTTCCCAAAATTCCAAATAATCAAAATCTTTTGCATTGCCGTATTTTTTTGTACCCTCATAGGGTGGATCGCAATATATAACGCAGCCCTGCGGCGTATAGCTTTTATAATCTCTACAACTGAAATCAATACCGAATATACCGCCCTGCTGCATCTGCATTAAAATGTTATTGCGGTTTTCTCTGTAATAATCCCTTACCCTGCCTTTGTCTTTTCCATATCCCGCATAACCGCCGTCGTAAAATCTGCCGTTATATGATGCAAGGAAACCAGCCGCGCCAATGTACCACGCCTGCAGGCTGTTATCTCCGGTTCTGTATGCCTCACGCGCTTTGTTATATTCTTCGCGTGTGATATGTTCCGGCAATTCGCCGCCGTCCTGCAAGTGTTGGAATAACGCAATTAAATATTTATTGCTATCTGATGCAATGCGGTATTCTGCTTTTATCTTGTCTATCACATTGCAGCCGCCCGCGAACGGTTCCACATAATACCGCGCGCCGCTTTCGTCAATTTTTCGTTGAATAATCGGCACTATGTACTTTGTGATCTTCGCTTTCGATCCCATGTACTTCATTTTCGCCTCCTATGATTTTCTCTAACTCGGTGTCGTACCGGTCGTTGTATTTTTCAAATGTTACGGTGTGGATCTGCATTAGCATATAAAATTGTTTCCATTCCTCGACATTTGCCGGAGGTTTTCTGTTTGCTTTCTTCCAACCGTCCTGCTGCCACTTATCCAACCACCCCAACCTGCAGGCGTTTGCCATATATTCGCAATCAATATAAATCTTTATATCGCAGGGCTTTAATAATACCCGCATCGCTGCAATACAAATTTTTAAGTGCAGGGCGTTTTTCGTGTCTGCCTCTATCTGCGTGCGCTGCTGCCGCTTGTGGCTTTTCCCTTGCTTGTCTATAAACTCAATAACCGCCGCTGCCTCTCCTGCGCCTCTTGGGTTGCCTCTGAAACTGCTTTTTATGTATATGCTTACGTTCAATTTATCCACCTTCTTTTAACACGCCCTGCCGTCTAGTATTTATTAAACGGCTGCGGTTTTTCGTTGTGAGTTATCCACAATATTAACCACCGCTACCGGATAGCCGAACCATTGTATATTTTTGGTATTCTCTACCGGTAAACGGATCTATGCCGTTATATACTGTGTCTTTGTCGATGTAATAGCCTTTTATCGGTTTTGGATCTGCCGCCCACCTTTGCGCCTTTTTTATAATTTCTGTCTTTGGTGTTGGCATTGTCAAATTGCGGCTGCAACTGTATCTTTGCTTATGCCCTCCGTCGTTCTCTTTGTAGGTCTTTGATGTTTCTTTTATGAGGTACGCCGCCAAATCCTTATATTGTCCGGTATCGTCCAAATACTTAAAATCCGGTCTGCCAAACTTCCACAATCTGCGAACCATTTTAGAAACGTCCTGCCCTTCAATATGGTTAATCAATAAATGATGATGTATAGCTTTATTTTTATATTCCGTCACATTGATATATTTCAGATCTGCGCCCAACTTTTTAAACTCTTTTCGCAAGCTGTCTATTACTTTTTTAATATTTTTCTTTGCCTGCTTTGGTGTTGGTCTTTCGTCTTTCCTGTATGTCAATGTGATAAATGGATCATCTACTCCAAAATTAGCATTGATCTTTAGCCGGAGGGTTCTCTCTGCGTTCATTTGATTAACCTTTTCCATTTCCTCGGCTGTTGGCTTTTCCCTATCCTTTTTTATCTTTACCCCGATCCTCTTTGTATAACTCTTTGTTACTTCAATCGTGGCTCCTGCTCTTACTGTGGTTTTAAAATAACCCAA